TTTAAATCATCAACCCAATCAAGAGTAAGATTTTTGAGATAATTGAATAGTGTTCTAAGAGGTTTAAATACTTTACCTAGTTTTGCTGTCAAATCTTTAAAATATTTAACTTCAACAGCAAGCTGTTTAAAGAAAGCTGCTAATGCAATAACAGGTGCTAAAAGTAATCCAGCTAGAATACCAAGTCCCCACAATCCTGGCTCAGCAAGTTTTTTCAAACCATCAATCAATGATCTTGTTAAATTTTGAATGCCAGCAGCAATATCTTCAAAAAGAGCAGTTTGTTTTTTTTCTGCTCTTGCTGCTTCATTTTGTTCTTCTTTGTCTGCTGATGTTTGTTTCCTATCAACCATCACCACTTCAATAGGTTTATCCTGATCTTTGATGACTACTTGATTTTGATCTTTTAGTTTATCAACAGTGTTTGAAAATACTGCCATTTAAATTATTTCCTTGACATATATGCTTGTGCGCCAAAATAAAATCCAACAATAGATGCCTGTCCTAAATAAAATAATCCTAACAAATCACCTAATGCATTTACTCTGGATTCAGATACAACAGGTGTAAATAATACTGCAGTAAATACAACCATGCTAAGAATAGAAACCCATGACATACGTTTCTGGGCTTCTGCCTTTTCTTCTCTCAATTCAAGTTCAAGTATTTCAGTTGCTCTTTTCATTTCTTCTTCTGTAACATCTCCACTTCCATTTATATCATATTTCTTTAATAATTCTTGAATGTTTTTGCTGGGCAATTTTTTCGGTCCTTTTATTAATGTTTTCTGTTTGCTTCATCTTGTTTTCGTTGTAGTTCTTCTTTCTCCAACCACTCTAGTAACAAACCAACATAAATTTCTCTTTCCCAAGGCATCATTCCTTCAATATCACTTAATGAATATTTGTGATGTTGCATTAAAGAAAAAATCAATCTGAAATAATTTTCAAGATTGTTATGAGAAAGACATACTAAAAAAAATTTTGAAGACCCTCAATTTCCAAGTCACTCACAACTTTAGTTTTTGGATTTTTCACTTTTGTCACATATTTAACTTTTGGTGCAGTATCAAAAAAATCTTGCACTTTCATGAATTGTTGATGCGACATAGAATTAATAAATTGATCTAATTCTTTATCTGATATATCATTTCTGTCATATACATTTTCTTCATCGTATATCTGCGCAACACAATTCTTAATAATTTCAAATACACTTTTAGAGCCTTCATCTTTAAAATCAGAAACGGTTCCGAGTCTTGGGTATGACATAATGACTCCAATATCATCTGTCAACTGAATTTTATTTGAATGATTTTCAGATTTGATACATTTTACATCATTTAAATCAATTTCAACTTTTACTTCTGTTTCATTATCATCAGGACATTTGATTGATATTTCGGAAACCTCACCAATAGACTTTGAACGTAATTGAATAAAAACATATTCCAAATCAAAAATTGGTAATTTTTTTGGATTTAATTTTTTGAAACAACATTCATCAATAATGTTTTCAACTGCTTTCAAAATTTCTTTTTCATCATTTGATTCTTGAGCAAGAAGTAACAGTTTTTCTTCTTTTACAAGAAATGGTCTATATTCTATTGTTTCACCAGTTGAAGGTAAAGTCAATTCATACTTTGCAGTATTAAGAATAGGTAAAGTCATTATTTTTTCTCCTAATAATGTGATTCAATTTTAAACTACAGCGTCAGTCAAAATGTTTTGTGTAGGTTCTGGATTATATTTTGATTCAGTATCATCTTCTTCCCAATATCTGAAAGCAAATGAAACAGATAATTTAGATGCTTGATCTCTTGATGTATTGTTTAAAGAAATAAGTTCTACGGATTTAGGGTATACCTCATAAATTCTACATGAATAAACTGGAACATCCTGTTCATCCAATTGTCTAACAAACATATCTCGAACATAATCATCATAATAATTCATATTAAAAGTTTTTGTGTCATGAATACTATCTTGCCATGCATCAAAATATCTTTTAATATGTAAATTTCTATCTAAAAGAAATGTAGCAGAAATACTGTTTGAGAATGTTATACCTTGTGGTATTTCATATGTTGGTCCGTATACATTTTCTTCAGCAACAGATCTTAATGTTTTTCCTGGAAGTTCAAACGATTCACACCTTATTGCTGCTAAAGTATTGTCTTCCATTTTTCTAGAACCATGTCTACTTCTGGATAATGATTCTGCCATACCAGAAACCAAACCTGATGGATTTGTTATTAAAATATCAAATCTATTGGGTCTTGAAATACCATATTTAGATATTGATGCCAAAAAACTATCTTTATCTGGACTGCTTGAATAATAGCTCATTTGTTTATCATTTTCCTTGAATCATAATATACTTTATTTATTGTTGCCTTCTCAAATCGTTGAACTGGCAAAAGTATTGCTAATTTTATTTCTTCATGCATTATTTCGACAAATGGTGATCTCACATGTTTTCTTAAATACTTTTTAACTGCAGGTCTAACTTCTTTAATTTTGTTTATATCGTTCCATTTGAAGAATACCCCTCTTTTATCATCTTCTCTTCTAGTAAATCTATTTGTCAATTTTTCTATTAATGCTATTCTATAAGGTATAGATAAATAATGCATGTTTAATCCAATGAATCCCCATGAATATTCTTCAAAGGATAACACTAATGGAAATTTGTCATAATAGGGCAAAGTTTTTTTATGCTTTGGATCATACATAAAAAAGTGAAATTTGCCTTCTCGCAAATCTCTTCTTGCTCTATTTTCATTGACAAGATATCTTTGTGTGGGTACACCAATTTCTTTTATTTTTCTTTGATACCACCTAATGGAACGGTCTTGTCCGCCTGTTTGTGATACTATCTGTTCAAAATAATTATCTGCCATGTATATATTTATCTTTATACTTTTAATTCTTTTTCTGTTATGATCTTAAAATCGTATTTTCTGTCTGCACACCATTCTTGCGCAGCTTTCCATTTTGCTTCATTTATAGCCCATGTTTTAATTTCGTTTAAATAATGAATAGTTTTTCTTTTGGGAATTTTGGGTGGTGAACATTGTTTTAATGGTTTAATTTCAATGATCATGTTTTTAACGGCATTATTTTTTTGTTTTACCTTTAAAAAGAAATCAGGATAGTAACGATGTATTTTATTATCTAATGGTGATACATATGGGATAGAAATTTCTTCAGATGCCCATTGTATAATCGAAGGATTATTGTCACAATAAATCATAAATTTCTTTTCCCATGATGATCTATAAACAATGGTATCTATTTTGCCAAGATATTTTTTTAAATTCTTGGGTCTGTATTTTCCTTTGTATGTCATATAAATATTCAAAATGTATTTTAGGATATTTATTTCATGCCTGCCCCTCTACAAAAATTAATCAATAAATCACCTGCTGATTCTGACATGTTTTTTCCAAGTAATTTAGGTTCAGTAGGGCATTATGTAATGTTTAAAATATATTATACCAAACCTGAAAATACACAAAAATTAAGTATTGAATTTGGACCTGGAGGATATGGAGATTCTGGACTTTCATTAAAAAGAGCGAATCCTGAAATCGATCAACATATAGCGTTGTATTTACCGTCTATAATAACTAATAACCAAACAACAAAATATGGTGATGTGGAGATGGGAACACTATTGTCCATTTTAGGCAAGGATGGTGGTGCCATGGAAGAAAGTATCAAAAAAGCATTCATGAACAAGGTAAGTGAAAAAGGAGGTGGTGAGGGAAGAGCATTAGTTGCTGCTGAAGAATTAGCAAGCGGAAAGGTATTTAATAATCAAATAGAATCTGTTTTTGAAAACATTGATAGAAGAACATTTCAATTTGATTTTAGAATGATTCCTAGATCACAAAAAGAGGCAACACAAATTAATCAAATTGTAAAAGCATTTAGAAAAAATATGGCACCTTCAGTACCTTCTCCACAAAGTACAAGACAGATGGTTGTGCCATCTTTATTTGAAATAGAATTTTATTCAGATTCAAAACCTAATCCACATTTGCCTAAAATAGGAAAATCTGTATGCACAGCATGCAATGTAACATATGGTGGTGAAAGGATTTCTCTATATAAAGACAATCATCCGATAGAAACATCAATGCAATTATCGTTTCAGGAACTTGAGATTATTACTCGTGAAAAAATTGAAAAGGGAGGTTATTAATAAATGTACTTTAATTATTTACCGAAAGTTAATTATGATTTGTTTGGTGATGGAACAACTATACAATTCACCGATATTACTAAAAGAGTAGCAATAAATAAATTAATTAAAAAAGATATTGTTGCATTTGATTTTTATGACATACAAGATGGAGAAACACCAGAAGTTATAGCTTATCTATATTATGGTGATTCACTTTTACATTGGCTGGTTTTAATAACCAATAACATAACTAACATTTTCGATCAATGGCCTAAATCCATCTCGTCATTAGAAAATTTTGTTAACGAAAAATATGATGAACCAGATGGAACTCATCATTATGAAATACCATATGAATCTGGAGATACATCAAAAATAATTATAATAAATGATAATAAAAACTATCCTAATGCAGTAAGAATTTCTAATTTTGACTTTGAATTAAAAGAAAATGAAAATAAAGCAAGAATAAGATTAGTAAAACCTTTTTATGTAAATCAAATTGTTTCAGAATACATTAATTTAGTGAGAGCTTGATGGCAGAACAATTAAATCTTAGAAGCAAAATTAGATATGCTGGTGATTATTATATTGAAGAAATTAAACTGGCAACAATAAAAGGAAATTTTATTGATTTGTCAGCATTAGTAACATCAATCGATATTTATGAAGATATTTTTGCTTCAGCAGTGACAGGTTCAATTACATTTACAGATACAAATAATTTATTGGGAAATGGTCCAATTATTGGACAAGAAGTTCTTTCTCTTAAAATACAAACACCACAAACAAGTCCTACAGATAGAACTGTTATTGATTTTACTAAAAATCATCTTTATGTTTATAAAGTCTTTAACACTACTCAAATAAATGATGGAACTGTTGCAGTTACATTATCATTCACTACGTATGATTTATACACAAATTATCGTACAAAAGTTTCCAAAGCATATAAAGGTGAACCAGCAGAAGACATAGTAAAAGAAATTATTCGTGATTCAACAATTTTAGATTCAAAGAAATCGTTATTTTATGAAGAAACTGCAAATGACTACAAATATGTAATTCCTAACTTAAGACCTTTTGACGCTATATCTATGATTTCTAAAAAATGTGTATCAAAGCGTTATACATTTTCATCAAACTATCTTTTCTATGAAACATGTTTTGGTTACCATTTTAGAACACTAGAAAATTTATTTGGACAAGAAAATGTTGCTGCAACATACAGAAGAAATATTTCAACTGTTAAAGAAGATGCACTAGAAGCAGCAGGTGCACCTAAATCACAAACAGCAACACTATCTTTACAACAACAAATGGAGACTATAAGAAATTATAAATTCATTATGTCTAAAGATAATATAATGAATATAGCAAATGGAATATATTCTTCCAATCTTATAGTTTATAATTGGTACAATAAAGAACTTTCAAATTATCATTTTTCAACAAGATCTGGTGATGATCCAGAAAAATATAAATTTGATTACACTTTAGATTTTTATTTTAATCCTGTGCATACAAACACAAAAAATACATATGCAAATTCTAGTCCATTTTTTAGTAGCCAGATGGTAGAAAAGGGTAAACTATTCACACAACATCCTGAATCTAAAACATATGTGTATTCCATTTGTTCTGATAATGTAAATGATAAAAACTTTTATGAATTAGAAGGAACTGAGTATAGTAATCCATATCAAGAAAATAAAGCAAATGATTGGATTATGAGAAGAATGTCAAAAATTAAATCATTAGAAAGTGCTATAAAGTTGGATCTTGAAATATATGGCACTACTAATTTACAAGCAGGTGATTTGATTTTTGTTGAAATACCATATGCGCAAAAACAAGAAAGAAAGACTAACTTAGGATATGATGAATCATTAAGTGGAAGATATTTAATCAAAAAATTACATCATTCATTTCAAACATTAAGTGGAAAGAGTGAGCATGTTTGTAATATGGAAGTTATTAGAGATGATTTGTCTACTAATGAAATACTTGCGATGCCAGGAACTGCTGGAGGCTATTTATCTATCGTTGATTCTGGATCAGCAAAAAATATAAAATTAAAAGGAGGAACAGATAATCAATAATATTACAACATTTTAACATAAGGAGGAACTGCCAAGCATTCTATATTATTTCCAATCAACCCTCATATCGGAGACTTCATGTCTACAAAATTAAAAAATCGTGTACGTAAGATGAACTTCCAAAGGCAAGGAAATGAAAGGAAATTTGAAACATTGGTAGAAGATGACACTAATTATTATGACAAACTCTATCTTGACAAAACTAAAAAATTTTTAAGGAAAATTAAAAATATTGCTTGACTTTTTTATTTTTGTGAGGTATAATAATTTTTTAATCAAAGGAGACCAACATGTCTTGTTCAAATCCCAAATGCAAATGTGAAAACTGCAGTTGTGATGAAGAATATTGTAATTGTGAATGTTGTAACAAAAAAGATTAATGATGACCATTTGGAAAAATCCCTACATTGATGTAACATATACAGGTGAGTGGAAATTCAAAAAGCAAATATGGATTGACACTCACCATTTTGTAGAGTACTATTTTGGTCCTCTGCTTATCAGGTATTTCTATGAAACCATGGAAACTAATAGTGATTCTGTACAATGAAGATAATGATATTATAGAAGCAACTCAATATGGATTCAATACATATTTTGAATGTATGGAATACAGAGAACTTCTAACAATCGAATGCGGACAGGATCCTGAAGTACATAGATACAATCTCACAGTGGTGAATTCATAGAAAACTCTTGACATTTCTTTTTTTCTATAGTATGATAATATGGTGTTGAATTGATAATGATACTCTCTCAGAGATTGACAAATGAAATATGCTGATCTTGTTCTTTCCCTTCTTGGTATAGTGATGTTCTCCTCTGTAATGGCATTAGCTTTAACAGGTGGCATTTAACTTCAAATGCGCCTATAGTTAAACGGATATAACAGAAGACTTCTAATCTTCCATTCTAGGTTCGATTCCTAGTGGGCGCACCATTCTATAAAAGAATTCATGTCTGAATTAACATTTGAAAAGTCTGATACAAATCCTACTCTTGATTTGAAGTTTAAACCACGAGTTATCAAAGAAGGTAAAACTAAAATTGTTGAGACATATCAAGAACCTTCTATAGATTATAAAAACATTGTCCAAATTACAACAAAAGACATTCTCACTGCAAATGATGGAATTAAACAAGATTTCGTTGATGTATCTATTGACAAAACCAATCAGACTTGTAATGTTTTTAAGTTTCTTAAAAGAAACGGCATTTCCACTTCTTTCCTTCGACAAATAAGCAATACAAAATTCCTTGCAAAACAAACAACAGTTCTTCCGTATGAATGCGTAGTACGTAGAAGGGCGCATGGTTCCTTTCTAAAAAGACATCCAGATCAACCTGCAGGTGGATACTTTTCTCTTCCTGCTATTGAATTTTTTTCAAAACTTGCATATTCTCCACCATGTAGATCTCATGAAAATCAGAATGCAATCTTAGATGAACCAAGATTGATGGAAGAAACAAAAGCAAGAGAATACTATTTGCGTGATGGAAAATGGACTCTTCCGATTGAAACTGATCCATTGATTACATTCAATTTTCATGAATGGACGTTGAAAGGTGAAGACATAGATTCAAAAGATGGATTCAAACTTGATATATATTCAGCAAAAGAACCATATAATAGTGATAATAAATTAATGCAAATTGATTCATCAATTACAGTGCAAGAATATTTTGACATTGTTGATCTGATGAAAAAAGTTTTTCATGTTCTTGAACAAGTATGGAAGAATTTTAATATAGAATTGATTGATTTGAAAATAGAAGTTGGATATGATTACGATGAAGGAAAATTAATTGTTACCGATGTTATTGATAATGATAGTTGGAGAATCTGGTTAAATGGTGAACAATTAAAGCAGTTAGATAAACAAGCATACAGAGACGGATCTCCACTCGATGAAGTTTTAATGAATTACAAACGTGTAACAGATTATACAAGGTATTTTCTATTATGACAATTTACATCGCTGCACCATTCGGTAATTATATTAAAACTAAAAAAACCAGAAGTGTGATTGGCACATTTACGCTTGAGCAAAGAACAGGACTTCTCAAACAAGTTGTTACAACATTACGATACAAGAATGGAACATGGTATAATTCAATCGGTTTAAGAAATCCAGGAATAGGATATGGACTTCAACATTATGACAGAAGTCGTGGTGATGTATTATCTATTGCTGCCATACAACCTGTAGACTGGAAAATTTTAAGCAACATTATCCCAGAAGATGTTGATGTCGAGTTGAATCTAAGCTGTCCGAATATTGATCATTTTGATGATTATACCAAAGACATTGATTTGTTTTTAAATGAAAAAAGAATGGTGATTGCAAAACTTTCTCCAAAAACAACAGCAAAAAGTATTAAAGAATTGATAGAGATGGGATTTACTAATTTTCATTGTTGCAATACATTGCCAACAAAAGATGGTGGAATGAGTGGCAAAAAATTAATGATTTATGTTGATAGACTTGTAAGAATAATAAAACATTTTAGTGCTGATACACACATAATAGCTGGAGGGGGAATTGAAAGCATTGAAGACATAGAAAGATATAAAGTTTTGGGCGTATCCTCGTTTTCACTAGGAACTGTTTGTTTTAATCCAATCAAATTATATAAAGTATTACATGAATTATAAAGATTCTGGAGTTAATTCTGAATTGGCAGAAAACTTGGTCAAGAAACATGTATCTAAGTTTTCAAATCAAATAGGAAAATTTGCGGCATCTGTTAACACATATGTGCGTGCACATAGCTCAGATTTGGTGGCAAGTGTTGATGGAGTCGGAACAAAAGTATTGTTGGCAAAAAAATACAAAGAATTGACCAATTATTCATTGAGTGGCATTGGTAAGGATTGTGTTGCAATGGTTATGAATGACATTGCATGTGAAAACGCCAAACCAATTATGTTCATGGATTATTTTGCTACAGGTGAACTGGATGAATCAGACTATCAAGAGGTTCTTTCTGGTATGCATGAATACTGCGAACAACTTCACATTCCTATTCTTGGTGGTGAAACAGCAGAACTTCCAGGAATGTTTGTAGAAGGTGCATTTGATGTTTGTGGATTTGGTCTTGGAATTCGATGGGATGACATTGTACAAATGAAAGAAGGTGATGTTCTAATTGGATTTGAAAGTAGTGGTGTTCATAGCAATGGATTCAGTTTAATCCGTAAAATCATTGATGACAAGTATGGTGGGTTGCTCGGATTGTTTGACAACCATCCAGGATTGACAGAAAAACTTTTGCGTCCAACAAAATTACATGAATATAACATTGATGCATTGAGGAGATATGACATACCAATCAGCGGAATTGCTCACATCACAGGTGGAGGTTTCTCTAACATTCATAGAGTTATTCCTGAAGGTCTTGCAGTTTCTTGGAATTTAGAAGAAGATTATTATAACTGCAATGATATATTTGAATGGATACAAACCAATTCAGGTCTTACCATTGAGGAGATGAGAAACACATTTAACTGTGGAATCGGAATGATGGCAGTAGTTCAAGAACTAACAGCCGATGAGTTATCAGAAGAATTTATCGTATTAGGAGAAATCGTAAAATGTACGTAGTCTATATAAAAGAAGATCCCGATTTTCCAGTAAAGTTTTTGTTCAATCCAACTCAAGCATTGAAACATTCAAAGTTATTGCAAAAAATGATGGGAAATCGAACAGTGGTTGTTGAAAAAGTAGTCACAAAAGATTTTTTAGAGGATAGTATTGGAAAAGAAACATGAAAAAAACAACAAAGAAAATTTATAAAAAGGTAAGAGAAATGGAATTGAATAATCCTATCGTGCAAGTGTTGATTGGTCTTGTAATTTTTTATATCGGACTAAAAATGTTTGCTGGTGGAATGAAATCAATGGGTGATATTGAACAAATGAAAATGTTTATTGATAATCCATATTACATGTTTATTGGTGGAATCCTTATGACATTGTTGTGGCAGAGTTCATCACTTTCAACTACAGCAATTATCGCATTGGTTTCATCTGGTGCATTGCCATTGCCTTCTGCATTAGCTGCAGTTCTTGGTGCAAACATAGGCACAACTGGAACAATTTGGATAGCAGGAATGTTGGTGTCAGATGGAATACCATCTGGGGTTACAAGGCAAATTGCTATTGCGCATACAGGTTTTAATCTGATGATGGGATTAGCAATGCTTCCGTTTGTATATCCGATTGCAAGATTTTTGGGAAGATTTTAAATATAAATATTTCTTTTATAAAGGATCATAAAATGATTTTAAAACTTAAATCGCCACCAGTTGATTTGACTGGAACAGGCAATACTGTGAATTCAGCTTCAGTGGTTTCAATTATCAATACGAATTCAACTTTTACATTAATTACTATCGTATCAAGCGGTTATGCTGTTCATATGAAAGCAGGTGAAAGAGTTGTAATGGAAAAGGATCCAGCTGAGGAGTTAATTTCATCAGAAACAACAGGTGTTCACGCAACGGCAATTGCATACTCTATATCATAATCATTATTTTAAATTATGAAACTACCATATTATATGCAGCGACAATGGGACAGTCTCATTGACAATTGTAAAGAAGACAAAGCCAAAGGAAAAACATCTATCACAGGTAATTCTATGCAAGACACATATCTTGCAATTGACAAGATATTGAAAGAGTTACCTGGAAATCCTCTTGATAATTATAAAATACCAGAAAAATTAATCTACATTTCTTGTCCTTTTGGACATTCAAATGAACACATAGTTGAGAATCGTGTAAATTTCGCAAATTCCTATTATGTGCAGCTTCTCAAAAGTAATCAAAATGCAATCAGTCCTCTCACAATTGGAAATGTTCTAAGAAAATATATGCCAGAGCATCAATGGGATTCCAAATTTTGGATGCCAATTGATCTTCATTTATTAGAAAAATGTGACGAGATGCATGTTCTTTGTTTGGCAGGATGGAGAAATTCAAAAGGTGTGAAAGAGGAAATAGACTTTTGCGAGCGAAAAGGAATTCCAATAAAATATATTTCAATCGTAGAACAACGTGAAGGTGATTGGGATTACGCAAAAGAATCATTTCAATTTGTGATAAATGATAATGTCTGAATCAAGAATGGTATATGTAGTAATCTGGGAACGTCAAAACACTTATAGTGGTGTTTGCGCAATTTTTGACAATGAAGAGGCAGCAAATGAATACAAACACTGGTCTGAACACAAAAACGACTGCAACAACATCTACTATGTTGTCCAATTTGTCGTTGGTACGAAGTGTTACACATGATCCTCCAATAGAAGATCTTCAAGAATATCTAAATGAAATTAAAATATTATTGAGTGAAATAAATGAATCCTGTTCTCCTACAAATGCAACCAAGACAACTGGATGAATGTATTGAATCAATCTATCAAAATGTAAACATTCCGAAAGTTTGGTTTCGAGCATTTGACGAACCTAGCGTATGTGCTGCAATGAATGAATTTGTAGCAACAACGAACTACTCGCATTACATCATTAATTCAGATGATGTCATTGTATACAAAGATGCATTTGATTGTGTGATGAATCATGCTGAGAAATACAAGGTATTCACAGGCTGGGTAAACATGCACATGATTGGTGACAAAATGAGTGACATTTCTAATGTCACTAAAGGCAGACTTACACTAAGAGGACAATTTCCTGTCCGTGAAGATTATCCTCCTTGGCATACAATTGAAAATGTTTTATCATTGTTGGGTCCACAACCTACTTCATATGCCAGCTTTGCAATTTCTTGTTTTGCTCGAGAAGTTTTAATAAGATATCCTCTTCAAACATATTCCAACAGTAATTCTTCAGATCATCATCTTGCCTTCAGAATGCAAAAAGATGGAATTTATAGTGCCTATACTCATCGTGATGCTTTTTGTTTGCATCTTCGACAAGGATGGGCACCATACAAAAAGAAATGGTTGGTTGGAAATCAAAAACCAGAGATTATTTATGAACTCAAATGAAAAGATGAATATTTCTCCTATTAATGAATTACAACAGTTGATGGTAATAACTGCAGAAGAATGTGGTGAACTTACTCAACGTTGTAGTAAAATAATTAGGAAATATTATACAAAAAATGAAATAGAAGAAGAACAAAGAATTAAATTAGTTGAAGAAGTTGGTGATGTTTTTTGCATGATTCATTTGTTGGTTGAGCATGATATTACTAACTGGAAAGAATTAGGTGATAGAGTTAATGTCAAAAGGAAAAAATTAAAAATGTGGAGCGATTTGACAAAATGAAAAATTATTACTCCAAAACAATTGTAGCATTAGACGATTTTTCGCCACCAATGGCAAGAGAGATTATTGCTAGACACAGCAGTCAAGTTTATGGATTTAAAATGAATCATACACTTTATCCATACATTGGAAAGGAATATAACAATATCTTTTGTGATTACAAACTGTTTGATATTCCAAATACAATGTGCACTGTGATTGAACATTTGATTGATTCTGGTGCAGAAATGGTGACTGTTCATATGAACAATAATAAAAGTGCAATCCAAAGTCTTTCAAAATATGCTGACAAAATAAAACTGCTGGGTGTTACTCTTCTGACCAGTTGGGAATATAAAGATATTGACAAAGTTTATCATTCTTCAATGTATTCAAATTACATAAGATCAGTAAATTTGATGGAAGAAAATGGATTCTGGGGTATGATCTGCAGCCCACATGACATTAAGGAAATGCTAAAAACCGATCTGAAGAAAATCTGTCCAGGAATACGAATCAAGCCCATGGGCGATGACCAGATTCGGACTGCCACGCCAGAAGAGGCATTTGCAGCTGGTGCAGACTATCTGGTGATGGGTCGAAGTTTTTTTGCGAATATTTGAAAAAGTGCTTGACATTTTGAAAACAATCCTGTAGAATAGATTCATACGATTGATGATGATAACCTTTTCTGAGATTGATGATGCTTGATGAAGAATTGCTTGAATATGAAGAGTTGTTCTCAATGTTGGATGACATGGATCAAGATCGATTTGGCTCTCTTCCAGAACAAGAGGTAGAATGAATTTAGCACAAAATAATGTAATGAATACTGCAACACAGATAATTGCATCAATTGACAAGTATGATCAATCACGCTGCTCACCATTTGATTGTGGGAGTGCAGACTATTATTACTGGAGAGATCGAGAGCCACACTACTGGGA